TATCTACTACTCTATTACGTTAAAAGAATATAGATGGCAAAAAGCCCGTGAAAGTGTCGATGCGGCTACCGCAAAAGCGCCAACAAAGTCTGAGCAAAAGGCGGCAGAACGACCTGAGAAATTGAATACCGAAAAACAAAAGAATAAAACTTACACAGTTAAATCGGGAGATTCGCTATCGAAAGTATTCGGCAAGGACTGGCGCAAGGTGTACGAAGCTAATAAATCAGTCATTGGCGCAAATCCAAACGTTATTAAGCCTGGACAAAAGTTGGTGATACCTTAATGAGTAAACTTCGGGTACTTACTTACGCAAACGGTATTATGTCGCATTTAGATGGTCGAGTAGAGTCTGTGACAGTTAATGGAGATGTTGGAACTTGTTTTAGGACTTGCGAGGTGTCTCTTATTAACGCTTACAACCTACGTGAACGAGCGTTAAATTTTGTGCTAGGAAAAGAATTACGGGTGTATTACGAAGGTCGAGAAGTTTTCCGAGGAGTTTTATTTACTCAGGGAATTAGCACGGACGGCAAACAAACCTTAACAGCATACGATCATAACGTCTATCTTGTTAAAAATGCGGATACAGTCGTTTATAAAAACAAGTCTGCATCTGCGATTATAAAAGATTTATGTAGTAAGTACGGCATTAGAATCGGAACGATTGACGATACAGGATACGTTATTAAATCGCATATCGCACGAGGAAAATCGTTATTCGACATAGCGACAATCGCACTAACGACCACATACAAGGCGACAGGTAGGAAATATCGTCTCGTAAATAAAGGCGGTAAGTTCAACTTACTAAACGTCAGAGAAGCAAAACGACTAACAATCGTAGAAAACGGACGCAACATTATTTCGGCGTCATACTCTGAGTCAATCGAGGACGTTCGCACTTCCGTTAAACTGACTGGCGGTGACGAGAAGAAGCCTATTACCGCTAGAGCAGACGACACTAAAAGCAAGGCGAAATATGGAGTCATGCAACACTATGAGCATATGAGCGATGTAAAGAAAGCCGGCAACTTATCTTCGTTAGCTAAGCAGATGTTAAAAGAACTGTCCCAACCTAAACGTGAATTTGACGTAGAAGCGTTAGGCGACAGCGACGTGGTTAGCGGAATATCAATCGCAGTCAAAGAATCTATGACTGGTATACAAGGTACGTTTTATGTCGTATCCGACACGCACACATTTAACGCTGACAACACGCACACGATGTCTTTAAAGCTATCTCGTACCCTAGACTTGCCGCAGATGGAGGCAGATAAAGCATGACGCAGCTACCGGTAGAAGGCGATGCATTTTCAAAATTAAACAGCTTATTCAGCGAGGGCACTAACGCGGCTGATCGTGCGGCAAAAATCGAACTCGCAACAGTTACATCGGCAGCTCCAGATATCGAAATTAAGCTTGATGCAGACGGTCTTACACTCGATAAAGAGTCGATTATTGTTGCGGAACACCTAACGAGATATGACCGCATTGTAACGATTCAGCACGTAGAAGGAGAACAACGTGATTTAGGCGATAAAACTGTGACTAATATATCAGCACCAAAAACGGATTCGTATAAGCATAGCTACGTTAAATTGACGTTCGAAGATGTGCTAAAAGTGGGCGACCGCATATTGGTAGCGTGCTTAGACGCAGATATGACGTACATTATTTTAGATAGGGCGAGGTGGTATTAATGGCACTAACGCCACAAAACGATACAGATTTGTTAGATGCATATTTGGAGGCAGAAATTAACGCACCAGACGAACCGTCTAAAACGTTTCGACTCGATTTTAATCAGTATCGTATCGGAAATATGACTGATAAAAAAGACGCGCTTAAACAAGCGATTACTAAAGCGATACTAACGCCTCGCTCATACTATCGTATATATAACGACTATTACGGATGTGAGCTATGGGACTTAATAGGATCAGACGTTACAGATGCGTATATTGACGCAGAAATACCGCGTATGGTGCGAGAAGCAATCGAATATGACGACCGTATAAACGTGGTCAATAACATTAGTGTTACTCGTTCGGGTGACGCTATTTTTATTTCAGTCGAAGTTGATTCCGTATTCGGCGATGTAGGGACAGAGGTGGTAATTTAATGGGACGATATAATAATCGAACTGCTGCGGATATATTATCAGATATGCTCGCAAATACACGGAATGATATTGATAAACGACAAGGCTCCGTCGCTCACGATATGCTTGCGCCACCAGCGCAGGAAATCGAAATGCTCGGGTGGGAACTCGAAGCTGTTTATCTGCAGGCGTATTTGGATACCGCAACAGGTGAAGCGTTAGATATGCTTGCACATCATTTAGGCATCTACCGAAAACTAGCCGTTGCTGCAGTTGGTATCGCAAACATAACTGGAACTGACGGAACATTAATTCCGAAGGGTTATCGCTTTAGGACAGTCTCCGATATAGAATTTACTGCGGACCAAGCAACAACGATAACAAACGGCATTGCTTCTGTTGCAGTTACTGCGTTAACACCAGGCGAAATCGGTAATATTGGTATCGGCGAGTTAACGGACCATGAGCGTAATGTAGCCGGCATTAGCACAGTAACAAATAACGATATTTTTATCGGTGGTGTTGATGCAGAAACTGACGATAGTTTACGAGAGCGAGCGTTATTTAAAGCGCGTAAGCCAATCACGAGCGGTAACGCCAATCACTATAAACTGTGGGCAACGGAAGTTGAAGGCGTAGCAACAGCGAAAGTATTTCCGATATGGAATGGACCTAATACGGTCAAAGTCGTACTAATCGCAGAAGATGGAGGAGCTCCGGATCAACCTATTATTGATGACGCAATCGCATATATCGAGCAAGAACGACCGATAGGCGCTCAAGTTACCGTATTGCCAATCGGAGAAGTACCTCTTTCTATTCACGCAAAATTAACGTTAAGTGGCGATTTAACTGTTGAAGATGTGCGCGCAGCTATTATCACGTCGCTGAGTCTTTATTTTCTTAGCGAATCTGACGGAGGTATTATCCGTTATGCACGCGTCGGCGAGGCAATTTTAGGAGCAACTGGCGTTATAGATTACGAAAATTTGCTTGTTAATAACGGCACTAGCAATATTTCGTTAAGCCAGGAGCAAGTCGCTATTGTCGGCGAGGTGACGTTAACATGACGCTACAAGTCGATTTAAGGCACTACGAATTGATGCAGATGTTACCGCGATTCTACGATGATGCTCCAGAAGCTGACGGAATATTCTACGCGGACGCAATCGAAATCGAGCAGATACGGGATAAAGCTCGCGATTTGTTAAAACAGTTATCCGTTACTACAGCTACGTGGGGATTATCGGATTGGGAGCGTGTATTAGAATTACCACCAAGACCAAATAGTCCGGTAGAGACACGCAGAGCACACATACTCGCTAAACTACGCGGCACTGCGCCAGCTACTATTGCAAACATGCTATCGATTGTTAACGCACATACGACGCAGAATGATTCGCAGATTAATGAGTTGCCGGAACCTGGCGTAGTAGAGTTTATTATCAACGCTAATAATCTGTTTGATTATTCCGAGATGATAAAAGACATAGCACTCTATATTCCAGCACATCTAGCGTATAAAATAGCGACAGTATCAC